CACCCGATCGACCTCGACGTAGAGCGTATCTACTTGAGTGCGCGGCACATCGACAAAGACGGTCGATACTTTTTTGAGCGAGTAGCCCGCGCCGAATGCCGCAGCGATGGCGGCGATCATCAGCGAATAAAATATTTTACTGCTCTTCATAGCTCGATCCAGTTCCAAAAGCGCCGCCACAATTTGCGCGGGCGCGGTTCGTCCATCATCTCTATGCGCGGGCCATATTGAAGTATCCCCCTCGGCCAGCGATAGCCCAGCACCAGCGAAGTCTTGTATAGCTGCTCATTGACCGAGTTAGACTGATTGCCGCCGAGCACTTGCACAAAGCCGCCATGCACGCCGGTGACAAAGCCCACGTGACCTTGCCACGCCTCGGTGCCGCGCTTGAGCACCACCACCGCGCCGATGCGCGGCTCGGAGATAGTCTCTCCCCACTTGAGCCATGAGCGGGCGGCCGCCGAGTCGGTGCCGGAGAAGCCTGCCTGCCGCACTACCCAGTTGACGAATGCCGAGCACCAGCTGATATCATCGCTCAGGCGGCCAAGTCCCTCAAGATCGACCGTCTGCAAATACTCCAGAATGCGGTCGGTCGAGGCAGGCCCGGCGGTCTCTTTGACGCCCTTCTCCAGCCGGGCGATGCGCAGCCACAGCGGGTCAGGATTTGCCATTGCCATTCAGGTCCAGCTTGCGCTTGATGTAGCCGATATCTGTTCTGATGACTGCCACATCGCCCTTGAGCGCGGTCACGTCCTGCGCTAAACTCAGGTGCGCGTCGTGAAATTGCTTCTCCAATGTCACCAGTCGCGCACAGTCGCCCGCGTGCTTGGCCTCGTCCTCGCCGCCGCGCTTCTTGCCGGTAAGCCAGTCCCAGACTATTTTACCGATCAACACTGTTGCACCTCCGATTAACGCCGATGCCAGCGTCTGCTCCATACAATCAGTCCTCGCGGTGGTTATGGGTTAGCGGCGGCCGGTGATGTAGACCACAAGCAGGCTATCGTCTTTGATCTTCCGGCTGCCGGAAGCGCCGGGCGTAAACTTTAGCCGTCCGTAATAATGCACAGGGATCGCAGATCCGGTGAGGTTGCAGTTCCAGTACCCGGTCGAGCTTGTATAGGCCGAGTCCAGATCGGCGGCCTTGTCCCATTCCAGCGTCCGGCCGAATACCATCGTTGCCCTCGTGGTGTCAATTCCTGACCAGTATTCCCAATAGCCGCGCACGCTGTCCTTGATGACGCGCACAATGACCGACATGTAGTCGTAAGCCCGGAACGGCTCGGACCAGACCGCGGTAGTGGTCACAGAGTCCCAGGTGTTGATCGTGTAGCCCGCCTGCCGGACCTGCCACCAGTCCTTGACTGTGGCACGATACCACATGGCGTCGTCCTGCGCCTTATAGTCCTGCGCCATGACCGGCACGGCCAGCGCGACAAGCAGAGCGACCAGAATCAGCTTTTTCATCTCTTTGTATCTCCGTTAACGGTGAATAAAAAAGGCCGCGCCCGTCAATCGTAGACGGATGCGGCCTTCGTGAGGCTCTATCTGATATTACCGGCGCTCGCGGCGCTCGTTATCTGCATTGCAAATCTTATACCGTAGTTGCATCAGAGCCGAGTTTATCGGACTCATATTCAAAATCCAGACTCGTGATATATACCCCGCTCTCGGTGTCCACGCCGGTAACGATAGGCTCGCGGTACAACCGGAACAAGAGCGTTGAACCGGCAGCATGCCCCGATCCGCTGATGGATGTCAATTCCGACCTGATCAGCTTTGTGTTTGAATACGCACCGACGGTGATCTCGATCTCGTTTGATGTAGTGGCCGACATAGTGCCGTCCTCCTCGCACCATGTGAATTCCATGCCGATGCGGAAGTCGTCGGTTGTCGCATCCGGGGCGACATCGAGCATGCGGTGGATGTGCGGATATAATGTAGCCCCGGCCTTGTAGTCCTGCGGCAGGACGATAGCGCCAAAGATCTCATCGGTGCCGCCGTATTCAAACAAGTGGACATAGACGCCGACGCTTGCGCCGTTACTGGCAATCTTCCCAATGGCCGGGTCACTTGTTCCGCGCAGCTTGAACTGGTTAAATGGTACGTGGATCTCCTTAAATACTGTCGCGCTGTTTTTAAGTGTGATGTGCCCGGTGTGGCTAATCTCGATGGCCTCAACCATCGGGTCACTGCCGGTGCCGCTCGGGTGGGTGAAGATAGACAAGCCCACCTGGTCGGAGTCGGTGGTAATCTGCTTTGCGGCGATGGCAGCGTGACGGGTGACAGAGCTATTCTTACTAAACGCAACGGATGCACCCAACTCGCCAGCGCCGAGGTCTCCATTGCTCGTCAGCAGCAGCCCGTCAATAAAGCCGGTATCTGCCGACTGCGTACTAAATGAGTTTTGACCTCCAGCCAATATGCAAGTAACGGTCAGGCGTTCATTGGTGTCGTCGTACACCATTCCGTCGTCCCCGCCGAACGCCCCGCCATTATTATATTGCACATAAGAATCAGAGCCGCCCGGCGAGGTGCTGCCGCCCGCGTTGTCGTCCACGTACTTCTTGTTAGCCACCTGATAGTCTGTGGTGGGCGCCGAGGATGGCGTGACTGGAAAGCTGCCAAAGGTCTTGACGCCATTAACGGTCTGCGCGCCGGCGGTCATCACAAACGATGCAGCCGCCCCAGCGTCTGGGATAGTATAAGTAAGCGGCCCGGATGCCGGGCTGGTGGCATCAACAGTAACGTCATTGGCGCGGTTAAATATCAGCTTGTCGCCGGTGGTGATATCATCAACGGTTGTAATTTTGTTTGCATCAATATTACCATCGTTGTCAACCGTGAATACTTTAGCAAGTGTATGGTCAACGCCAGCAAACAGGTCAACGCTAATATCGGCCGCCGCCTGCGCTACTATAACGCCATAAGCTACAGCGACCTCGGTCAACGCTGATACGATGCCTAATTTGCCGGTTCTGTCTGAATTATAGGCCACCATGGAACATGTATCAATAGATAAAGAATTTGGAAACGTGCCGCCTTCTGAGAAATTATATATAACGCCATCACGAAGAAGAATTCCGCTGTTGGTTCCATCAACACCCGTGTTAAGCTCAAAAATAGCATCTACGGCCACACCATCATAAAAAGATAGCGAATTATCTGATCCATCAATAACTATTCTCTTCCCTGTTGTAGCGGTCTGCATGGTGCCGCTGGTAACGGTGCCGAGGTCTGCGGCTATCGCTGATAGCTGGTCAACAGATAACTTCTCGGCTTCAATGCTTGACGCCTGTATCAGTCCGCCGTGGATAATCTTCTGCGCATAGGCTCCGCTTACACTGGTGCCGTCAAAGTAAGCCATCACCCATACGTCATCATCCAGCACGGGCGGGGTGTCCGAGTGCAGGAACACCGTCGGCGTGTCCTTGTCCCAATAGATAAACGCATGCGCGGTGCCGGTGGTCTCTGCTGCAATGGTATACTCGGCATCCTCATACCACAGCTTGCCGGTAGTCCATGTCACTTTACCGGCGGCAACGGTGTAATTAATGCCGGATGTCATCGGCACATCCAGCGAATAATTGGTGAGCGCATACGGGTTGGTGGTCTGCGTCTCCTCGCTGCACTTGGTGCCCTCGCCGAATGGGTCGACCGCTGCCACGGTCACATAATAGGTGTTCTCGCTCTCCGGATCAAACGTGTAATTGGTGGCATTGACAAAAGCCACCAGCGTATTGGCCGGGCTGGATGTCTTGGCGTAGACATTATAGCCGATGATGTCCGAGCCAGCCGGGGCCGTCCATGAGATAAATAGCTTGCCTTGCCCCGGCGTCAGAGTCAGGCCGGTGGGCGCGCCGGGCGCTGCGTTGTCGTCGTCGCAGTTCTGCGAGGCCGATTGCGCCAGCGTGGTCAGCTTGTAAACGGTAAAATACGGATGCCGGATAGCCGTGCCGGAGTTGTCGGCGGCGTTGTTGTCGTAGGTGTAGATATACGGCGGGCTGGCAATGTTCTCGGTACGGACAAGCGCAGTCCGGGCGGCGTCGGAGTAGACCTTGATCTGGTACTTAACAAAGTCCTTGTCCTCGGTGTGCTCCCACGTCAGAAAGCAGTCTCGGCCGCTAAAGTCGATCGTGATGGCACCCAGCACCGGGTCGGCTTTGGTCAGCGCAAGAGAGTCGGCGGTGTCCGAATAGTTGTCCGAGAGGTCGCGGGCCTTGATGTAAAACGTGTAACTGGTCAGCGCAGGATTGGCCATGATATAGGCCGTGCCCTTGCCCTGATAGACCAGATTGGTGGCGTTGCCCCAGTTGGTATCCGTCCTGACCTCATAAAACGCCAAGTCGGTGTCTGTGACCGGCAGCCATTCCAGATACACCTCCTGATAGAAGGTGCAGTTAATATCGTTAAACTCTACATCAGACGGCGGGTCGGTCTTGCCGGCGAGCGTTATCGTCTCGGACGGCGAGGTGCCAAAATCGGTCTTGATGCCGGAGAGTTGATTAACCGTCTGCACGACCACGTCGTATTGCCCGGCCCCGTCGGTGTTGATGTAGGCCAGATTGTCGGTCGATAGCTCCCAGTAGATATAATCGGCGGCCGCGTGCAGCTTGTACCATACGATGTACTGGAGCGGAAATTGATAGTCCGGCACTGTCCAGTCTACCTTGATCTGCGGGATGTAGGTGCCGTCATCGCCCTGCGCATGGCTCTCGGTCAGGGTCAGGCCGGTGACGATAGGCGGCAGCTCGTTCGGGTTGGGGAGCGTGGAACCTTCCGGCGGGGTATAGGGCAGCCCTTCGTCTGAGTACAGGTCAGAGTCGTACTCCTCGCAGGTGATCTCAAGCTCATCGTTGGAGTCCTCGACCACCGAGATGATGCGGAAGTCTTTGGCTGTCCAGCCGGGGACGGTGTGTGTTATCTCGCAGACATCGCCGGGCGCAACGTTGCAGTGGTTGATGGATACCTTAAATGAGCAGCCGTAGGTAGAATATATCGTCTTGTTGAGGTAATACTTAGCCATCCGGCTGGCCTGGCTGTACCGGTTGATGCAAGCAAGCTGGATCTCTTCGAAATTACGGCCGTAACTATCAATCAGCGTCTGATCCTTGACGTTGACATAGCTGGCCTTGAAGTCGTTGGCCGCATCGTAGTACATCACCGATACGTCATTGGGCGCCTCGGACTTATCGATCATCCAGAAGTTAAAGCTCCCGGCAACGATGTTGTCCATTGTAAAGGTGTGCGAGCTGGAGGCCGACGAGTCCACGCCGATATTGATCTTGCCATCCAGCGTGTAGAGGTATCCGCCGAATGAGGCCAGCACCGCGTTGATGCGGTCGGCCACGGTATCCTTGTCGTCAAACACCACGTCGCAGCGGTGCCGCGTTTCCGATACGCCGTCCTCATTGGTGATGGCTGTATCGCAATAAGAGGCAACGGCGGTAAAACTGGCAGCGTTGATCAGCGCGGTCGGGATATCAGCACCATAGCGCGCGCTGGTCAGCTGGTCATAGACGCACCATGCCGGATTAGTTGAGTAGTTCGGATTAACGTCTCCGTCATAGATGAGCTTGCCGTGCAGCCTTACTTTAATATCGTTGATATGGCCCTTAAATAATTCAGAGTCTTTGATGGTGAGCGCAACATAGGCCGTATGGGCAAACGCCACTAGCTCTTTGGGCGAGTATCCAATCAGCAGCTCCGGTGCGCCGCCAGAGTCGCGGCTGGATATAGTGACCTGCTGATCGTTTGAATCGGCAACAAGTTTAAGGCCAATGCCGACAATTTTAGATGCGTCTGAATCAAATGTATCTTTTACCCATTGCGTAACGTCGATATCACAGTAGACCGAATTGGCCGCAACTATCGAACCTCCGTCAATGGTTGTGATCTGGTCGCCAAAGGCGGGCTTGTTATTCCATGTTACAGTTGTTTCAGTCCACGAATCATCCGTGACCTTGTAAACGTAAAACGTATGATCCATTGCAGGGGTGTTATATACCACGGTCAGCCGCAGCGTTGCCGAGCTGATATCACTTGATGCAGTCAAGTTGAGGCTTGAGATATTGAACTTTAAAAATGTGTACTTTTCAAGGCCGGTCAATTTATTGTCATAAACAATAAGCCGGTCGGTTGCATAGTAATTCTGCACCACGGCGGGATTGGCCTCATCAACGTAATTATTCTCAGAGCAGGCTACGCGCATCAGCGATGTCGTGAATCGCGCGTCTGTGGTCTGCGCAGCGGTGCCATAGTACGGGGTATAGCTGCAGCCCTCATATTCGGTCGGGTATGCCGGTATTGATATTCCATTGACAGTCACAGAGTCAATGCTCTGTATCGGCCCCTCGCAGAGTCCGACAGCCAACTGGTTTGTGGCGCTGGTGGTGTCCTCTTTGTAGATGATATTGCCGGTCACTTCGCAGTTTCCATAACAGATCGGCACGGATGCGTTGGATGTGGCCGTAACCTCTATATTGCCGCCCTTGTAGGCCGCATCTTTGAGCTTTGGCTTGGTAAAATACCGGTACGCCCCGTATAGAAGCGCCGCGGCCTGCAGGTATGGGAACGCCATTACAACACCCTCGAAGGTATGTAGACAAAGCCGCCGAACCGCTGCACGTTGTCATTGGTCACGCAGTTGGCCAGCGTCTTGTTGCATGTGCCGCCGGTGTCTCCGCACTCGGTGCCGCCGTACTCCCACGGGCAAAGGTTCTGATACAGCCGGCCGGCCTGCTTGGCCAGCCGCGCCATCGGGCTGACCACCATCACCTCGACGTTGTGCTGATTGACCACCGGCGCGGACATGGTGCCTGCAAAGACGGTCATAGCATAGGCCGAGTTAGAGAGCAGGTTGCCGAATACCCGCTTGATGGTCAGCACGCGCCCCGGCCAGTCATAATTGACCACATACGAGGAGAGGCTGTTTCCGGTGTTGTCCATGCGCACGGCCACGCGGTCAATGCCGCCGGTGATCTGGTTAGTGACAGCGCCGAACTGGAAGCCCCAGCCGGTATAGGTTGAACCGCCGGAGGACGGGAATACCACGTCTGCGTTGGTGCCAGCCAACAGGAGCGTAGTACCGGTCAGGGCCAGCTCCAGCAGATAGATGGGATTGTTGGCCGATTTCTGCGCCTCGGTAAGCGCAGTGGCGTTAACAGTCTTGGGCATTATATGACCTCTATAAAGTCGAACTCCAGCCGCACCGCCGTTGTGGTCAGGTATTGCAGTTGCAGGCTGTCCTCCACAAAGCGCACCGTGTAGCTGGTTGTGTCGGCCGGGTTGGTCCAGCTCATCGTTGCATAGGCGCCCTTCATGGTCTCAAACTCGGCCAGGATTAGCGCAGCAGTCGCGGCGGGCAGGGCGTTGTAGACCAAATGGAACCGCTTGCGGTCGGCCGCCCACTTCTGACGGCGCTGCTCCTTGCCGGTCTCAAATTCGGTGATTTCGGTCTTGAACTGCGGCCCGTAGGTATAGACAAACTGCGGGGACCAGTCGGCACTCCATGCCATTACATCGCCCTCCCATACTGCTGCTGCTCCCAGACCACGCCGGTAATGACTCCGGCATTGCGGCGGGCCAGCGTCTCAAAGCTCGCGGCATCGACGGCGTTGATGTTGATGGTGGTGCCGCCCTGCATGCTGGCATAGTTTGCGCCAACGCCTGCCGCATTATATTTCAGGCCGGTGATGCCGGAGAATATGGAGCCTGCCAACTGCTGCGCGGCCATCTGGCTTATCATATTGATAAACGAATCCAGGACGTTCTCGAATACGTTTTGCATGAACTCGCCGAATGTCTGCCCACCCTTTAAAAACTCGCTGATGGTATTGGCCCATGCGCCTTGAATGTCAATCATCATGGCCTCAAATGGTGCAACCAGTTTATCGCCGAGCGTGACGGATGTGTCGATAATGGTGGCCTGCACCTCCTGGAACGCCGGGACAAGTTCACCGACGGAGCGCTTGACTTCGCCGATCTTCGGGTTCATCTGCGTAATGCTGTTTAAGAATATATCGGCTTCTTCTTTGGTCTTGGTAGGCCGCCCGGTCATAGCCATCAAGCCGCCGAGCTTGGGCGTGAATACACCACCGCCACCACCGTCGTCGGTCTTGCCAGAGTTGGCCTTAATGGCATCAAGCGCCTGATAGTCCTGCACCAGCGTTGCTAATTCGTTATTCATGCTGCGCAGTTCTTCGTTCTTCTCTTTGAGCTTGTTCTCGTAATAACCGCGCATGAACTCGCGCTTTGGATTGGCGGCCGCTTTTTCAAAGTACGGCATGCGCTTTTCAAAGTCGGATATCTTCTTCTGTAAATCGCTGATCTGGTCGATCCTAACGTCCATCTTGACGACATCAGGCAGGTCTGAGCCGGTAATCATGGCCATTACTTTTGTCATCTGCTCCATTGGCCACATAGCAACTGTCTCTTTAAGCCGCGTCAGGACTTTAGTGAATGCGTCAAGCTGATCATTAAACGCAGCGCCGCGCTTGGCGTCCTCGTCGGTGTAGATTAGCCCCAATCTGCGGGCTTCGTCAATATACCCCTTAAGCGCCTCCTTGCCGCCCTCCAGCATCGGCAGCATCTCCGATCCCGCGCGCCCGAATACCTTCATCGCCATAGCCGACCGCTCGGCCGGATTTTGGATCTTCGCCACCGCGTCGGCCACCTCAAGGAATGCCTCGTTGCCGCTCTTGAGCTTGCCGGATGCGTCGCGCACATTGACGCCCAGCCGCTTGTAGGCGTCGGCGCTCTCTTTGGTGCCCTCTGCGGCCTCATTCATCGAGCGATACATCATGCGGATAGAGGTAGCCAGCTGATCCATGGAGACGCCGTTTTGCTTGGCGGCCAGCTCAAGGCTGGTCAGCATCTCAACAGAGACGCCCGTCTTGACGGCCATCTCATCGAGCGCGTCGAGGTGGTCAGCGGTGGACTTGATGGCCGAGGTGATGGCCCCGACAAATGCCCCGCCGATGAACGCAGCAGCCCCGGCATAGGCGAGCTTTACATTCTTGATGCTTCCAGAGAGCGCGTTGGCCTGTGTCTGCATCTGGCCGGAGGCTTTGGCAAAATCAGACTTTGCGCGGTTAAGGTCAGCGTTCATCTTGTCGAGCCGTGCGGATATCTCGACGTATGCTTCTGCGATTTTGGCCATTACTTCACCGGTCCGGTCAGCCCGATAGAGCGGGCGATCTGGTTAATCTGGTCCGGGCGCTTCATCGGCGCTTGACCGTTGAGGAGGCGCATGATCTGGCCGGTCTCGTGCAGGTATGTTCTGAACTGGAACAAGGTCATGCCCTCAATGTCTGATAGCGTGTATCCGTAAAAGTAGCTGACCAGGGCGCAGGCTGTCGTCATACCCAAAGCCTCGCCATCACTACCCGCGCCCGTGGTCAGTTTTTTGACGCTCCCCCGATCTGATTGACCAGGGCCGTCACCTCACCCACGTTGGCCATGCTCAACAGCTGGCCCACTGCCTCAAGCGTCAAGTCCGGCTGGCTGCGCAACAGCGAACGCCAGACCAGGAATGTCACCGCCTCCGGGGATGTCATATCAATATCCGGGTCAGCCTTGATGATGGACTCAAGACCGGCGGCCACAATCACCGGGTCCAGTCCGTCACAGGCGGCGCGGAAGTCCTTGATGCGCTGCTGACGGATATGACTGCCGAGTGCGGCCAGATCGCCCATAGTCAAGGGCGCAAACTTGTAGACTTGCGCCCCCAACTGGTATTCTATCACATCGGGAATAAGGTCAGGTAAATCTTGCACGTCGTTCCTCCTTTTTGCATCTTACGACGGATATGCGGTATAAGCGCGGTAAATGAGCGGGCCGACGCCGGTAAATGTAAGCGGCCGCTGCACAAGCTCGTTGACGTTGGTGTCTACCTGCATCCCGGACATAATAGCCAGCCCTTCGTAGAGATAGACCGGCGCGGGCGCAGACGGTGAGGCCGAATACTTGACAAAGAACCTCACTATAAGCTCGGTGCCGAACAGGCTTTCAACGTCCTCGTCGGTCATCCAGTGGGCTTGCGCGGTCGCCGTCCATCCGGTATCACCGGCAATGTAGGTCTTGCTCCCAGCATCGGCAAAGTCGGTCGCATCCATGACGTTGTGCGTCCAATCCAGTTGCCAGTTGTAGAATCCGGTGACCTGCGTGCCCGGGGCTGCGGTGTAAATCAGTACCGCCGTTGACGGGGTCTCTGATACAGTGGTCTCCTCCATCGTCAGCGTACCGGCGGCGACGGTGTCCACATTGTAGACGCCATCATTGGAGGTCGAGCCATAGACCAGCACCACCTGACCGCCGGAGAAGCCTTTGGTGACAAACAGGTCGTCGCTGTTAGTGATGGTGTTGCTGCCGTCGGAGAATACCAGATTCTTGGAGTATATCGCCGCCGCGCCCTTGAACACTGCGCCGAGTGCGCCTCTTAGTTCAGCCATTGCGCCCTCCTGTTAGGCAATCGACAGCGCGCCGGTGCCCTGGAACGAGTAGGTGGCTTCCACTACGCCATTAACATCGGTGTTGACCGATAGGCCGGTGACAATCGCCGTACCGGAGTAGGTCTTGCCGGAAGTAACGGTCAGGGTCAAGCTGGCCGAATCGCCCGGCTTGGCGGTGTTGGCCGCGTCCCAGTTGGCGGTTGCGGTCGCCGTCCATGAGGTGAAGCCAGCCATGAACGCCTTGGCGCAGGAGTCAGCGAAGTCGGTGATGTCAATCACTTCCTGCTGATAATCTAGCGTCCATTGCTTGACGCCAGCGGTCAGGTTGGTGTAGGTAAGGCTGCCGCCGCATCCTCTTACTTCTGCCATTTTGTTTACCTCGTTTTCTGAATGATGAGATCATAAACTACTACTTGGTGCCAATACTTATCTTCATGCATCAACTCTGAATATTCCTGCTGCATGCAAATATGATTATAGCCGGTTACGGTGATGCTCGCAAAATCAAATACCGCCTTGAGCTTGTCGGCCGCATCATTGATGGTGGCTACGGTGTCGTCATCGTCATAAATCGAAAACTGCACCTGCAGGTTATCGGCCGCCTCAGTGAACGTATATTCTTTGTCCGAGGCAATCGGGATCACCACGCAATACGGGTATGCCCCGCGCTGCTCGATCTTCTCCTGTGGCGCTTCGATCAGGTACATGCGCGGGATGGCCGCCTTGAGCGTGGCCGACGCCTTGTACTTGTCGAGTATGCCCTTCCAGATGTACTTATTCATGGGCGAATAGATACCTTATTTTAGCGGTTGCCCGCTTGAGCGCCGGGCGCAAAAATGGACGGGGACGCAGCCCCAGCGGTTCAAAGCCGAACTCATGCGCGCGCGCATACTCTACGTTAGTGCCGACGATAGCTATGACATGGCTGGCCTCGCGGTCTGGCGTGTCCACCTGATCACCTTCGTGCGCGGCACCGCGTGCCTGGTTGCCCTGCTGCTGTCCCTCGCTGATGGCCCATGTGATAGAAGCGCGCAGCCGGCCGGTGTCCACATGGGGCGGGGCGGGCGGCACGGATGACCAGTGTTCGATCTTCTTTTTAGTCTTTGGGTGCATCTTGTAGCCGGAGGATCCACTGCCAAAGCTGCGCACCGTCTCGCCGCGCACAGTCTCGGCCGCTCGTATCAGCTTCCGGCGCGCCTTCTCGCGTACCTCAGTCTTGAGCGCCTTGTCATCCCACTTCATCATGTTTGCAGACTCAGCAGCACCACCGACAGCCTGCGCATGTGGTGCTCAATGCCAACGATATCATAATACAACTCGCCGATCTTGAAGCGCCCGCCGGGGACCAGCTCGGCCTTTAATGTGCGCGCCTTGTGGTAGTCGATCCATAGCCGGTGCGAGAACTGCATCTGCTGACGGTCCATTGCCATCATCTCACCGGAGCCAACGGCGGCCACGGTCGCGTTGAACGTCGCGCAGTCGGTCCATGTGTTAGTGCCGGTGCCGTAGTCATCGTCCACCAGATCGGGCCGCTGCAGTGTGACGCTCTCCTTGATACCGACCATCAGACTCGCATCCTCCGGTAAGCGTCCAGTATCATTCTGGCCTCGGGCGGGATAACGCTGATAATCTGCTTGGCCATGCCGCCCACTGAATAATTGGCAAGGTTAAACGCGCTCTCGCTGCGCTTCTCCCACCAGTCCTTGACCAGAATTTTGACGGCCGTCTTGATATCCTCTGGCATGTCATCGGATGAATAGCCGGCGGTATAGTCCACGCGGATATTGGCAAGTCCTGCCGGGAAGCCCACCGGCCGGGTCAATATCCCGGAATCGGTGTCAAGAGTAAAGTCGTACTCGGCCACATCCGGCACCTCAAGGTCTACGTACCGCGAATTGATACAGCTCTTGCCGTATGCCTTGCACAGCTCGGTTGACAGCATAGCAGCCTCGGCGCTGTTCTGCAGCTCGGCCGACCAGCCGCTTGTTGCAGAGATAGCCGCAGCCAGCAGAGTCAACGTCGCATAGTCGGCAAAGAGGAACGTCGAGGCCGTGCCGTTATAGGTCAGCACCACCCCGGTGGCGGTGACGGTTGCCGAGGCGGTGGTGAGCGCATTGGTGTTGCATACCCGCAAGGCGCTGCGACGGCTGACAGACAGCCGCGTCAGGTCGGTCACGGGGTATTGGTCAAGGAACAGATCAGGCAGGCCGTGCCCGTTGTAATACTCGGTATAGGTTGCGCTTTCAAGGTCCCGCCTGCAGTATGCTTTTACCCATGCATCTGCTGCGTCACACAGGAGCGGGAAATCCAGGTTGCCAACCGACAGCTCGTCATCGAGAAAAGCCTCGGCTTCTGCATAGCTAATAATGGACATCGGCCTGCCCTTTTTGTGGTTAGTTCATAATCCCGAACACTTTGACGTAATCGACCTCAAGGCCCTTGCTGGCCTGGGCTGCGCCATTCAGATAGGCGATGCCGACGGTCAGGGCTTCATCGTCCGGGAGGTTGGTGGTATGGCTGGCGACCTTCGTTCCGTTGACATAGGCATCGACCGTGCTGGCCCCGTCACAGACAAAGGACAGGTAATAGGTCGTTGCCGCCACAAGCGTGGCCGCGGCGGTCGAGGTCTCGGTCGAGTCCTTCTCGGTCACAAAAGTCATCGCAGCCGAACCATCGACAGTGCGGAAATAGATGCCGTCTGTCATTCCACCCAGGAGGGTGGTATTGCCGCCGATGACCAGGCCGATGAGCATGTCGGACTGAGTGACCTCATCCATCAGGATGCGGGTGTTGAAGTACAGCTTATCGCCGCTGGTGAGCTTGAACGATTCGCCCTTGAGCACCATCTGAGCGCCGTCATTTTCGTTGCCGGCAGCCTCGATACGCAGCCATCCACCCTGTGCGTCGCTCTTGAGCGTCATGGTCGAATCGCCATCACCGGCCTCGACGACGGTCACGGTGTACTCGGTCGGATCGCCGGTAGTGTCATCGACGGGCATAGAGGTGAAATCGGTCACAAACTTGTGGACATTCTGGCCCCACGCATCGATCATGCGGTGGTTATAGTTGTCCATCAGGCAGTAAGCGCCTGAAATCCATTTGGGTCTGACAGCCATTTTATACTCCAGTCTTAGTTATGACCAGGGCCGAGCGGGACCGCCCGGCCCCAGAGTTTACGGGCATCAGCCCTTTTTCTTGGCGAGCACTCGCCGCTGCATGGACTTGTCGACCGGCGGGCCATCAACGGCCTTGATGTGCTCCTCACCTTCCGGCGCTTCGTACTTGACAGCGCGGCCGGATTCGATCAGGATGCTTGCCATAGGATCGGGCCAATCAATGACATCACCGGGCTTCTTGCCGCGGAAGTGGTCGGTTAGTTTAATACGCATTGCATCACCTCGCTAAAGGTTAAGCCAGCGCCGAGGTCGAAGCCGGGGCAAAGCGCGGGTTGGCCAGGAAGGCCACAACAGCACCCTTGCACGCGGTGGAGTCGGTCTCGGTAAGCTGCATGCGCAGGAACTTGTTGGTGCTGTACAGACCGTCGGCGTTGACATGGACGAGCACCATCTTGTCAGCCGCAGCCGTGATCAGATAGCCAGTCGAAGCGACGGCCGTCCATGCGCCCGCAGTGTCACCGGCGGTGATGACTTTGTACTCAAAGCCGACCGCGGTGGCGGTGCTCGGGGTCACATTGTCGCAGGACTCCATCGTGATGGTGGCGGTTCCCACTGCGCCCGCGCCCTTGATCACCAGGAAGTAGGCGTCATTATGGTTCTCCAGGCTGACCACGTCGGTGGCCGGATTGCCGGTGGTGTAGTCGGCAAAGTCAGCAATGAAGCCGGAAGTGCCGACGTGGACGAAGTGCAGATCATCGATTTTGAAAGCCATTTTCGGTTACCTCAGTTTATAGGTTCAGGCGGCCCGTTGCCGAGCCGCCCATTGATCTTGCGGTTAAGCACGAGCATCCAGAACGATGAACGGTGACAGGGTGTTAGAGCTGTACGGAGTGTACAGCGGCCCCTGCCACCAGGGCTGACCGTCCACGCGGAACGTGAACTTGAACGCGGTCTCATCGTAGTCGAACTTCAGATGGATCGAGCTGGCGAAGTCAGGAACATCCGCGCCAGCCTTCTGGCCGATCAGGTACTGGCTCCACTGGCCCAGGATGATGTCGCCCTGGTCGCCGACGGTGTCGCAGTTCTCGGAGAAGTAGACCGGCAGCCCAAGCAGGGTGCCGTAGGGCGCACCCGCCAGGCCGTTGGCCGGAACATAGACCGGGGCGCTGGAGGTGGTGCCGGTGATGGTCAACAGCGGAAGCTGCGGGAATACATCCTGGTTGATGAGCCAGAAAGCGCCGTCCTTGCGGTACAGCCTGGCATACATCTTGAGGATGTTCTCGGTGACAACCGTATCTTTGGCCTGGTTGTCCTCTTTGGCCACGCTGACCAGGCAGGAGGCATTGAGGATGCCCAGCGGCTGGGCGGCGCCCGTGCCGTTGATCATCACATTTTCCATCGTGTAGCGGATGGAGTCGGCGAACATCTCGCGGATCATCGGCTCAATGGAAATGACCGAGTCAGCCAGCAGCTCGTCGGTGGCGTAGAACAGGCCGGCGGCCTTGTGCAGGGTCAGGGCGAACTTGGCCAGGGTCGGCTTGGTGTCGGTGCGCTTTTCGGCCTCGCCGAGCCAGTAGAACTTGATACCGCCGTGAATGGTACCATCGTCGCGGTCAGAGAAGCCGTTGACGTAGGGCACTTCGACGCGGTTGGTGGCCATCGGCACTTTGGTCGCGGCCGCATAGATCGGGGAGGTCTCGACGCCGAGCTTCCACAGCTCGCGGCGGTATTCCTCGGGAACCAGGTAGCCGCCATAGATGTCGGCTCCCTCGCTCATGCCGGAGGCGGCCTTCTGCATCTTGACCAGCCGCTCATCGATGACGGGGTTCTCTTTGGAATACGCCTTGATGACGGCGCTGGTGAACTCGGACAGGCTCTTAAAGCCGCCTTTGGGATCTTTGGCCTCGCGGTCATCGCCGACGTGGATCTCTTTTGGCTTGATCTCTTCGCGCAGGGCGGCCAGCTTCTCATCGACAGCCTTGCCGATTTCGGCGGTCACAGCCGCATTCTCGGCCTTAAGGGTGTCCTCGAACAGGGTTTTGATTTCGGAAAGTTCCATGATTTTGCACCTCTAAATTGATTGTGATGGTTATTGCGTTATTTGTACTGCAATGACCTCCAGCGCCTGCATTGCACCTACCAGCTCCGGGTTGCCCCTACCGGCTCCAGCGCGGCAGCGCCTGGTCGTTATAGCGTTACTTTTCCCAGCTTCCGGGCCACGGCCTCATCGACCAGCCCGGCAATGTTTACACGGTTAGCGGCCAGCGCATCCTTGAGCACCGTCATCAGATCCTGCTTGCCGAGGGCAGGCGCGGGCGCGGGTTCAGGTTCCGGCGCGGCCTTTAGCTCTACTTCATCGGCGGCCATCTCCACGGTCTCGCCGGCAGGCTCATCGGCCTGCGCCGGTTCGGTCGCCGATAGCAGCTCGCGCAGGGCAGCGGCGGCTTCGTCCATCTGCTGCACGGCGGCCATGACCAGCGTGCGGTTGCGGCTGGAGAGTACGCGGCCCTCCTTCTCGACCGGCTCCTCGACGGGTATATATTCCGGGCTGATCAGTCCTTTGGATATAGCGATGCCTACCGCCTCAGGGTTGGCAGGCACCGGCACGTCCGAGTATTCCAACAGCGCCCACTTTTTGTAACGGCGGCGGCAGCCCTTCACGTCAATGGGCGAGTCCTCCCACTCCATCGGGATAAAGCCGATAGACTGCGCAAGTGGAAATTCATCTTTGCGGTAATTGTAGACGGTCTGCGCGAATTCGTGTTTTGCATACTTCGTTTTTGCTATCAATCCACGCTCATCCTGTTTAATCCACAGGTTTTTCCCGATAGGCAGTTGATCGTATCGATGTGCCCACAGCACGACCGGATTTTTACGGTAATCATCAAGTACAGCGCCGCCAGGCTCGACAATTTCCGAATCACGATCCATGTCTTTGGTGGTGATGTAACTCACCGCGGACTCCTCGCCCTCGTCAAACTGCACGTCGGATGCGACAAGTCCCTTGCGGATAAGTTCTACATCCTCAGGCGCGCAGCCCATAATCTGAGCGTAGGCTTCGGCTTTCTCGCGGTCGATATCGGCCAACTTGAGCCGTTGGGTGATAATGTCCATTATTCTTCTACCTCGTCAGGGAATATGTGTGCTATCGTACAGCGGCAGTTAATAATCTCTGCCAGGTCATCGGTGTTCGGGTCGCCCGGGAACTGCAGCCCGTTAGAGAACTCCTCGTCCAGCCCCACGGCCTCGCCGTCCATTGCTGCATGCGTGTCGCGGGTGCGCTCGTCGAGGGTGGAGATCCACTCCTTTTTGACGCCCACGATCCCGCTCTGCTTGATCGCCTCAAGCGCCCCGTAATTGGTGGCGCTTATAGTCTCGGTACGGGCGATGCGCTCATTGCGGAAGCCCTCGGCGTAGCCGAAGATGCGCTGGACTTCCTTCTTGATCTCTTGTATAGAGGAGCCAGCATCCAGAGCAGACCGAAGCGCAGCCCGCAACTCCTTTTCCGTGGTCTGGTTGACCTCATAGGCGAATTTGAATACCTTGTCCTTGATCCACTTGACCGCGCGCGGGTTGTCTATGCTGAACGACACGCCCACACCGGGCAGCTCCTCCATCATGCGGAATCCGTTGACAAAGACTGCCATCTTGATCAGCTCGCGGCCCACGTCGCGGAAACGCTTCTCCCACGTCTTGCGGCCGAACATCCAGACCTCAATCTGGCTGTCGGCGTCAAACACGGGTGCGTCAACCTTCGAAAGAACTTCCTGCTTCTGCTCGGCGAACAGCTTGCCGACGCGCTGCTTGAACTGGTCCTCGACCGGCTCGGTGGCCTTTACAAACGCATGCCACTTATCGGCCCGCCGTGACGAAAAGTCTTTTTTTTTACGCTCTTGGCTGGTTCGTCCTCGTCGTCCTCCTCCTCGCGGCCGCCCTCTGCGACCGCATCGGCCATCATCTGCGCCTGTTCAGCCGAGCGCGCCGCGGCCCGTTCAGTCGGCGGCTCATCGCCCCACGGCACCGGCTCCAGCCCCTCGCGCTCGCGCAGCTCGTTAATGGTCATGTAGCCGGTCTGGATGTTGGTCTGGCGCTCTTTGAGCGCAAACTCCTTGTCCTCGGGCACACAGTCATCGAACGCCACAAACAGCGACGGGTCGTAGGCGGCCAGGAGCTGCTCGTTGATCTTCTGCTCGACCATGCGGTGCCGGGGTGCGATAGTGTGCGCCATCCACAGATAGAGCGCGGTCTCAGAGTTGGCGCGGGTGGTGTTCTTGTCGTAGAGCGCAAGTGTTTGGCCGAATGCGTCAACGATCTCCTCTTGTGCCCACTTGCGGCCGTTCAAAAAGTCCAGCTCTTTGGGTGCCAGGCTGTACTCTTTGTAATGCAGCCCGGACTCCAGTACGGGGATCTTGCCTGCGTTCTTGGCCCCGCGGAAGTTCTGGTTGACCTGTTCTTTTAGCCGCGTGAATGCGCCCTCGGTCAGTGCCGAGTCGGTCTCGAATGCGCCAGCCAGCCGGCCGTCATTGGAGAATACGGCGTTCTGGTAGGTGTCCATATTGGCTTGGATGTTGTAGGCTTGCCGGACGGCCTGCAGCGGCGACATGCCGTAATAGAGGTTATTCGGGTTGGGGAGTTTAAAGTGGATGATCTCTTGCGGCTCAAAGAATACGTCAACCGTGCCGCGCTTCCACTTGTAGCCGCCGATGTAGTTGGCCGCGTCCGGGATGATGCTCATGTACTGCGAGGGCAGCGACCATATCTCAGCCGGGAGGCCGAGGTTGTCGCGGACAATATACCAGTAGGAATTGCCGGTCAACTCCTGGAACAGATCGGTGTCAAAGAGCAGTTGCCAACTATTGGTGAATGCGTTGACGTTCTTCAACAGTTCAAGAAACGGATGCTCCTGCACCTCCTCTATCTCGGCGGCCTTGGCTATCCACGGGGCCAGCCCTGCGCTGCGCTGAATGTGCGCCTTGACGCGCGGGGTGATGCCCTTGGTCGGCACCAGGAGCTTTTGCCCGGCGCTGCGCTTGGCCACATAAAGCCTCAAGGGTACATTGGCGAACGCAGTGGCGTTCTTGTTGGCGGCTATGTACACCCATGAGGTGTTGGCCTTAACCTGCGTGCCCATGTCGTCGGGCTTGACGTACTCGGTGCCCTGTTCCCACGGCAGCAGCATGAAGCCGCTTCGCTTGTCTCTTACTTCTGGCTTGCGTGCCTTGAACCAGTCAAATATGCTCATTAGTGTTCCCGCAATAAAAAAGGCCGCCGTCCCTGTTGCGGTCAGGGGCAGCGGCCTTCTTGGAGGCTCGGTTCTTTCGGGGCGCTCGGGGCGCTCGCGGGGGCTATATCAGAACGATGTTCTTGTATTTACACTTGGTGCAGACAATCTCAATCTGGCGGCCGGTGTAGTGCGCCTGATACTTTAATAGCAGCTTATGGCACCGCTTGCAGCGCAGCTCGGCCAGCTCACTCGCTGGTTTAATATGCAAATCCCGTGCCGTTATGGTCTCTGCGTTCATATAATACCGACAATCAATTTAGTTTTTCTGGAGGCGACGGCTTTTCGATGTGAATCCATGCAACAACCTCGTCATAAAAGTCCTCCCATATATCACCGTTTTTCCATCCTCCGCACGCATTTTCAACATGAAAAGCTATGGCTATCCTGTTTCCATCAGTTACCCAATAAGCATCGCCTTCGATTAGCGACTCCTTGTCCGTACTCCACGTTGCTTCCATGCCATCCTCCTGGCTATATAAACCTGATCTGCGGCTCATAATTATTACCCAGCATCACCATGCACCCGGAGAGCGCATCCACCTGATCGTCGTGGTCGGTCTCCGGGAATGCACACAACTCATCAATCAGCGCGGATGTCCACTCGGCCCTCACAACGTAGACCTTGCCCTGCTCGGCACGGGCAAGCATCGGCTGCGCGCGCGTTACCTTGTCCTTCTCAGGCGTGAACGGGTAAATTGCGATGCCGGCCAGTGACGGCTCGGCCATCAGCAGGTCATAGAATCCGCGCTGCGTGCCGGCAGCCTCCACGCCCTGCGACACAGCCCCGCTGTCGTTCTGCGCCACTACCTTGAACGTGCGCAACAGCTCCGGCCACTCCATGCGGCGCCGCACCATGTCAAGGATATAGATATTGCCGTCCTGATCAGCGCCAGCCTTGCCGCCGGCGGTATAGTCGGCCATCGTCTTTGTTGAAGCGGCCAGATCCCAGAAGCGCACTACGTTGTCCAGCTGCGGCACCTCCTCGCGGTCGATCAGCCGGAAGTATTCGCGCCGGAACATCGCCCCGGCCAGCTGCACAAACTCAGCGCCGAACTCCTGCCGGAATACCAGTTCCGGCATGGTGCGGCGGGCGGCCTCGATCTCGTCTCTGCTGAGGTATGGGTTGCGCCATGACGGGACAAGCCAGCTATGCCAATCGGCCTCGGTATCAGCCAGCCGGTACAGCTCGTAAAAGTCGTTATAGCCTTTGGGTGTACTGATAAACATTGCCCCACCCTGCCGGTCGGCCAGCGCCGGCCTGATCTCTTGCGTCCAGATATCCATCAGCCCGCGGGTGTGTGCGGCTTCGTCAAATACTACATAATCCAGGCCCTCGCCGCGGATGCCGCCGTCTGAATCAGCACTTCTGATCTGTGCCCAGCCGCGGCCTATCTGCACCATCTTGTCGGCCCGGTTTACCTTGGCAGTACCGATCTGTTGCGCCATGCGCACCATTGCGCGCCAGCCCACCTCGGCGATGAGGTATGACGGCGCAATCCACATGCCTTGTTTACTCTTGACGGCGTACTCGGTCAATTTGCGGGCGGCCAGCATGGTCTTGCCGAATCGACGGCCGGCACTGACTACCTTAAAGCGTGCCGGGTGCCGGTATATCTCCTTCTGCGCCTGGTGCATCTTCGGCGGCTTGATCGTCACTATCGGCATCTTCGTCCCACTTTAGGATAATCTCAGTAGCGCCGCTGTGCTCTACCTGCTGCTTCTCCACGTAGCCGCGCTTGGAACCGAGGTAGCGCAGCGCGTGAACCGTCGCCCACTGCTCGCCAGCCGCCAGCGCTCGCCGTAGGTTGCGCTCGGCAAGGTCGATGCTGTACTCCCGCTCGCTGGCAATGGCGGCACGCACCTTGTCGCTTTTTTCGATGCGGCGGTAAATAGTGGAAGCGTTGCACCTAAGCTCGCGGGCGGCTATCTCCACCAGCCCGCCGGAATCACGCAGAGCGGCTACAATCTCTTTGTCGGTATAGCGTTTAAGCCTTGCATTTTTTGCGTTTTCTGTCATTTATATTTTTGCCTGACATTAATTTACGAAACCATTCTGTGTACTTCTTATGATCTTCTTCTGAAAGAAGCCCATCACATCCTGCGTGATCAAACCCCCAAAATATCAGCTCTTCGATGTTTTTTGGCTCAAATTCTTCCGTATTTTCTGAACTATCTACCATTATTATCTGTCCTCCTGCTGCAACTCCCTCTGTCTCTTCTTCAACGATTCTTTGCTCTTAATGCCGTACCGCGCCTTGAACCACCGCGTCAGGTCATCCCACAGCACCACGCGGCCGTCAGCATCCGGCGTGCGTGCGGCAATGAGCGCGGCGTCCATCTCCGGCGTCCACATCTTCGTCCGGCTCTCGTAGCCGGTGCGCCGCAGCGAGTCAATCTCTGCGCGCCATTCATCTTCTCGTATCACCGGCGGATGCGTCATATCTTCACCGCCTTCGAGCGGCCAATGTCCTTGACCCAATGCCGCGTATATAGCTCGTGGTCGCCCTGCCGGATAAGTGAGCCGCCAATCTGGGGCAGGCTCGACCGGCCACCCGGCATGCGCCAGACAAACGGCGTCTGCAGCTGCCATCCGGCGGTCACAAACGATATACCGTACCCGGTCGAGGTCGGCACCCGGACTTCGATGTGCCGGTGCCGGTGGCTGCGCACGACCACGTTCGGCGCGCGATTCTGCCAGCGCCCGGCCTCGGCGTAGGCTTCGCCGAGTTCGGCCATCACCGCCGATGACTCGTAGTGCGTGCGCCCGGTGGTGCCGATGTGATGGGTGAAGTGGACCAACCCCGCGCCCACCTCGGCCCACAAGTCCCAGCGGGCGAAGTTGCCGGCATCATCCGGTATGGCGCCCAGCATCTCAGCCAGTGCCTCCTCGTTCTGCCCGGACTTGCCCACATGCGCCTCGGTGCCCCTGATCATGTAGAGCTGGCCGTGGCATTCGTCTACCACGGGGTCAAGCACGCTGTATGCGATGCGCTGCTGATCGGTGATGTTATGGCTGATCTGGGTGACGCTGTTATGGTGTATGCCGTCCATGCTGTCACCGTTGACCACCACGGCAAACGGCTCGCCTTTGGTGACCTCGGGCACCCACCGATCCCAGAAATATTGCCAGTGCTTGTATAGCTTGCGCTGCAGCGGGCTGGCGTGATAGGTGCCGCCTCCGTCGAGCTTGACCGATGGCGGACAGAGGCCCAGCCTGCAGCCGCAATGTAAATCAGATACTACGATGATATTATTCACGCCATCGCCTATTTAGTCGGCATCCGGGATTATATGTCAATATATGCACAATTCATGCCACAATAATGCGCCGGGCGGCTGTCCACACCGCCCGGCCTTGCGGAGGAGCAAGCCCGGCCTTATCCTTAGCGGCCCGCGCCGGGAGCGGGTGATGCCAAAGTATCGGCAAAATCTTTATATTTAAGTTTCCACATGATGCGGTTCCCTGCACGGTCGAAAAGCATTGGATACGAACGGGCAACTATACCTTCTTGCACAAGATAATCATTGCCGTGATTTTTAGCTACAACACTGTATCCACCTAAAATATCATAAATGTCGTTCCGCGTTTCTGGTAAATCAACAATAAGCCCACAAGAAGGAACAACTTCAATGTTTAACTTAGAAGCCACATCCTCAACATTCGTCGGATCAAGCCACCATTTACCAACAAGAGCATCAAATAGGATAAATGATACATCTGGCCGATATAGAGCGCCAACTTTTTGTATTTTATTGCCATACCCCTCTCCAAAAAGAATAACGTCGCCTTCAAATACATTACCCAGTTTTTCCGGCGTAAATATTTGTTGAAGAACTGCCAAGAGTTGCGCTGGAATTTGCGCCGCACTGGTTCGCCCTCCAAATTGCACCTTGCGCTCACTGTGGATATACTCAACACGAATATTAGTACCATCCACCTTCTCGGTAATGTGCCACTGATTCACAATGCCAAACTCTGGTTTTCTTAATAATCCTGGTATTACCTTGAACGTGTTTTCGTTGCGGTCATACAACGTCTCAATCTTTGGATATTCAATCATCTCACACCTCCGTTTTTTACCAATGTATCCCAAGCCACTTGTCTATCCACTTGATGCCCGTGCGCACCTTGACCAGCTCATCCAGCCGAAACCATACCCACGGATTGCGATAGGTCGCATCCCATACGGCGCGGCCGATGACCACGCCACAAACGGCGGTGATAGCCGTCGCCCAGCCGTCCCACAAGACGCACGGCGCCCAGATCAGGCCGATGCCGATAAGCGCGGCGCGCTCCAGGTGCTTGGCAATGTGCCACACGTCGCGGTACGGGTGGGCGGCCATGTGCGTGCGCAGATCCTTGATGGCGTCACCGACCGCGTCGAAGAATCCGGCGGCGATAATGAGCAGGAACAGGCCGGCGTGCAGGAAGTCTTGCGGGATCATTGCCGCGCGTTCCATAATTCGACGGCCTCTTCTATCGTATATCTGTAACCCGTTGCTGACCCACAGCCGACCTCATTCCAATCACATACTACCTGATATTGTATTGGATTATCGTAATCACCATCTTTCTCAATTGAGTCAACAACAACCGGCGCGCTGCTGCTACCACAGAACGGGCACGGCTTCAATTCGTTTTTCATCTTCTCTCGGCCTCCTCGCCGTTGAGCCATCGCGCCACTGCGTCGATCTTGTCGGCCTGCATGGTCAGCGCCTGCCGTAGCGACGACAGCCCGCCGATCTCGGCTACCTCGTGAATCAGCTCGCGCAGGTCAAAATCGACGCGCAGCAACGTAGCCAGCGCGTTGGCGCGGCCGTCTTGATCTGTTTTCTTTTTCATCTTTTCTCGGCCTCCTCGCCGTTGACCACCTCGCGCCACTCACACAACAGCGCATGCGCGGTGATCTGGTTAATCCCCCGGTGCGGATCGATCGCCCTGAGCAGGCAGGCCATCACCACCCGGCGCGGCAACATCTGCGCCAGCCATGCCGCCCAATCGCTCATCTGGCCTCCATCAGCGTGCGGGCGCGCTCCTCGAACAGCCGATTCTCGGCGGCCATCAGCTCCCGCAGCTCCCGGTAGACGCCATAGGCGCAGGCGCGGACGATGTACTCATGCATCCGGCGGGCCTGCGCCCGGCACCATGCGCTGTCCTGGAGCAGCTCATCCGGCACTACGGCGGGCCGCAGCCGGAAATCGTCTGCGTGCGCCTCGTCGGCCAGCGGGATGGCGTTGGGCGAGGAGGGATGCACCTTCAGCTCGACGGCCTTGACCGGGCGCGGATTAGCGGGCTGCTTGGGCTTGGCCTGCCTGCCGTTGGCTCGATTATACGCAAGCAGCGCCACGGACATCTTGTGGCGGTGGGCCGCCTTGTGCATCTCGAGATCAGGCCATATATCATCAACGGTCATCTTGAGCGCGGCGGCTACCTTCTCGGCCGTATTCTTTTGCGGCATCGGATGACGGCCAGAACACAGCGCGCCGATGGTGCTGCACGACATGCCGGATTTTTGCGCAAAAGATGCAATCGTCAAATTGCGCTCGGCAAGTATAGACTTCAAATTGGACACTATCACGCTTCCTCCTTACGCTTCTGTAATTCGTCCCGCCAATGTTGTAATTCCGGCTGGTCCAGGTGGTAGTTCAGCGCCCGCGCGGAGATGCCCAGCAGCCGGGCGGCCTCGACCTGCACCCCGCCGGTCTCCAGCATCGCCTCGTCCATCATCTCCATCAGCGTGCGCCGCACCTTGCCGTCTCGGTTCAGCTCATTCATGCGCAGCGGGATACTCTTGTTGGTCGATAGCGTCTTGCCGCGGGCCGCGTCACGGATGGAGAAGCGCTCCCGCACAGCGGCCAACGCCTGCGCTCTACTTTCGGCGGTGACGATGATCACCCCGTGCTCGCGGTCGCAGTATTCGAAAAACGATGACCGCCACAGCGTCAGCAGGCTGTCGATGCCGTCCGGCCAGAACGGGATCACCTCGTATTGTGTCTTTTTATCGCAGACCATCTCAAGCCCTATCCATTGCATGCAGCCCTCCGGTGCATCATTCCACCACCACCCGCACGATGACCTTCGCCCCGTCCGGAATGTCCGTGACCGCATCCACGGCCAACGGCGCATCGACGTGACCGGTGGGGAGCGCGGTGAAGCCGCCGGACTCCTCGCGCCGGTTGGCCTGCACGCCCTCCACTGCCAGTATCAGCCCTTCGCCGGGTGCGATGCAGTTGAACACCGCACCGGCCAGCGTCAGACCGTCGCCGGTCTTGGCCTCATTGTTCTGCTCGGCGGCGATGTACAGCAGATGGTCATACGGGAATCTGTTGCAGGTGTATACATCGAACTCACCGGCGAAGTCATCGACATAGGCCAGATTCGCTGGGTAGTGCAGGTCAAAGCCGATGCTATGCACGGCCAGCCCTTGAGTATCGGCCAGCAGTGTGACGTTCAGCACATCGCCCACCTTTTTGCGGATGGTTGGCACCGGCGAGGTAAGGCCGAATAGCTGTTTGAGTGTGTTCATTTGTATCTCCTATCGATTTCCAAGTTTTGTGCGCAGCAGCTCCAAATCCACCACATCAATCTTCCGGCTCCCGTCCAGGTCAGCCGCCGCCCGCCATCCGGCATACCACGGCAGTGCCCCGTATGAAGCGCGGATCCATTCGCCATCGGTCACGCTCACCCGCCCGTCGCCGTCCACGTCGCCCACCAGTTGCGGCGCCGGCGAGAACACGGCCACCACCTTGTTGCTGTGCTCCGATTCGTTGCCCGCCCCATCTGTCGCGGTCAGGGTAAAGCCGATGCGCTCGTATTGCCAGCGCACATCGAGTGCAAGCTCGGCATAGGTGCCCGGGTGCGGCACGGTCAGCGCAGCGGTGGCGGTATCGCCGCGCCATGTGTAGACGGTGTAATGGGCCATGTCCGCCTCATCGTTGGGCGTCCATGTGAGCATAGCGGTCGCGCCCGTGCGGTCGAACAGCACCAGCTCTTGCGATAGAGTGATATGCACCAGCAGGATAAGCGCAATAGCAATGCCGATGCAGGTAAGTACCAGCTTTTCTTTTACGGTCATTACATTCATACTACACTCCTTCTGGGCGGGGTTCAAGGGTGGAGCGCCAATCGTCGGCGGTGTTGCTGGAAAGCAACGGCGTTGCTTCTTCTATCTTCTTCCCGGCGCCGACTCCTCCCCAGATCCCGTGAATAATGCCGTCATTTATTGGCTTATCTTCGTACCACCACCAATCGCCGTTGAAGTCTTGCGCCAGCCAGTTCGCCCACTCCGGCGCGTCGTCCCAGCTCGGCTTGCCGTTCATTACATCCATCTTTTCCTCCTTAAACGTTGCTCCACCGTCTCCGGCGGCGTGTAGCCGATTTCGGCCTGCACGCCCACACTCAGCCCGGCGTCGCCGTCGCCCACGTCGTACCCCTCCTCGTCATAACGCGGCTCGACGTTGCGCCAGCCGTGCCCGGTCGGGTCGGCGAAGCGCCGCTCCAGCCGGTCAAGCTCGGCGGCGGCCCAGTCCAGCTGGGCGGCGATGGTGTACGGCCGGCCGGGCACACCGGCAGCGGCCATGCGTTCATTTATGGTCATTTTTTTTCTCCAGTTCTTTGATGCGCTTGTGCAGCGCGGAAACATGATCCAGATGCTCGGACTGCAACGCCACGTTGCGCTCCTGCGCGGCGGCGAGCTGCGCCTCAAGGTCGGCAATGCGGAAGCGCTGTTCCATCCGGTCCAGCTCGGCGGCGGCCCAGTCCAGCTGGGCGGCGATAGTGTATGGCCTGCCGGGGATGCCGGCGGCGGTCATTCTCTCGTTAATTGTCATGGTCGGCCTCCTGTTCGGGCGGCATTAATTCCTCAATCCTTTTTGCCGCCCATTCTTGGTCTGCCGCCGAATGAGCGTAGGCAACTGCTAATTCACACGTATAATACAGGTCATCGTTCAATACGCGCTCCCGATCCTGCGCGGCGGAAAGCTGCGCCTCAAGCTCACGGATGTGGCTCTGGAACAGAGCGCACGCGCGCGACTCATCGGCAATGCGCAATTCAAGCTCTTCAATCCGCGCATCCAGACGCTTGCAGTCCTCGCCGTAGTCCATACGGCGCTCTGCAATTTCGGCCTCAAGCTCGCGGATGCGGGCGGTGGAATCATGGTTGTGCCGCGCCAATATCTTGTAATATGCCTCAGTCTGTGACGTGCCCTCGCTCCTTGCAAGCAAGGCTGCGTCTGCCCAACATTTTTCACACACCATCTCACTCCTCCTTAAATTATTCGGCGGCAGGCCGGTTTGGTCAACGTGTTTACCGGCTTAGTGGCCGTATCCGGCTTCCACCCTCACGGCTTGCGCCGCTGCCGCCTTAAAATGGTGGGGAAGACCGCCTTCAGGTCAGGCTCTAGACGGTTTTAATCTGAGCAATTTCAATGCTTTTATCTCCTAGGATATTATTCTGCATCTACAAAGCTCATTACCTGAAACTTCCCCATGATAGTATTCGGCGGCAGGCCGGTCGCTACTCCGGCTTCACGGCTTGGTGGCTAATGCCTCCAGCCGTGCGCTTCAATCTCCGCATATTTGGCGCCTTCATGCGGTTGTCTAACTGCGTGTCTGCTCTCCACGCCGCTGCCGCCTATGTTGACGCGGGGTACGGAATTTCACCGTTAGGCTATCGTCCCACACTATTGTGAGCGTAGTTACGCCTTTAACGCTCCCGCAAATTATTCGGCGGCGCAGGGTTGCTATCCCTGTGGCAACATACCCATCGCAATGGGCATGTTTGGCATGGCGAGTGCCTGTGCAAAACGCCGCCTATGTTCTCCCCGGCCCCTGCCCTCATCTTGCGCTCTCTCAGGCGTGCGGGTGATTGACAGTCGGGCCGGGGGTATACTCATGCTACCAGCTTGATCTTATGGCTTGACCGTGCGGCCGCCTGCAGTATCTCAGCCTTGACGCCGTTATCGCACGGCAGCCGCCGGAATATATTGATGCCCATTAGCACCGCGTCGCGCTCATGCTCGTTGTTCGGCGCGTCAATGCCGTAATCGCGGATAATCTCGGCCTGCATCGCCGGTTTGGTACGCATCGGGTCCCAGCTCATCTTGCCGATCAGTACCACGTCGGTGAACGCCTCGCAGAGTAGTGTCTGCTGGGTGATCATGCGCTCAGCGTTGACGAAGCGGCGGCCAAAGTTGACATACCGCTCGATGACGGCAAAGTGCAGCCCGTAGTTGCGGATAGTGGCGGCAATCTTGTCCAGATAATCGCGCGCGCCCACATACTTGAGCGTGCCGACATGCAAAAGCGTCCAGCATTGCGGGTGCGGCCCGTCTGTAATAGTGTCCGACCAGACGGCCAATCCGGTGGCGGCGCCAGGGTCAACGGTCGCAAAGTTCATAGTCATCCTCCTGCATCAGCGTCCTGAGCTTCTCGTCGTACTCATCGCCGAGCCGCGCAAAATAGTTGAACACACATACAAACGTCATCAGCAGCGCCCACAGAATAATCCAGCTCATCGCCCACCTCCTCGTTAGTTATTGACGTACCAATCCGGCACCGCTGGCGGCGCCGCCGGCTGGCGGGTGTCCACTTCGTAGAAGCGGGTGAATTGGCGCTTGAAGCGCACGGGGATGTCGGCGGTCGGGCCGTTGCGCTGCTTTTCGATGATGATCTCTGACTGCCACTCCTGCGCTTGCTCACCGGCGGCCTCGCGGCTGTAATAGTCGTCAGAGTGGATGAATATGACCGTATCGGCGTCCTGCTCGATGTTGCCCGAATCACGCAGGGCGTTGAGTGTCGGCCGCTTGACCTTCTGCGCCTCGTTGATGCGCGAGAGCTGCGAGAGACACAGCACCGGACAGTCCAGCTCTTTGGCCAGCGCCTTGAGTTGGCGGGTGATCATGCCAATCTCCCGGTCGCGGCTCTCGCCCCGCGTGAATTTGGTGTAAATCAGCCCCAGGTAATCGATGCAGACCAGACCGAGCGGCCCGAACTGGTGCTCCCGCTTGGCGGTGGCGATGATCTCGTTGAGGTCGGTGGCGCTGTCGTTAATCAGCATCCGCGCATCAGACAGCCGGGCGGCAGCCGAGGCCAGCCGCACCCGCTCGCCGTCATCAGCCCGGCCCGTGCGCACCCGGTGGCTATCCACCTCGGCCTCACTGCACACCATGCGGAGGCCAAGCTGCATCTTGTTCATCTCTAAACTGAACACATACGTGCGCGTCCCGGCAAGCGCGGCATGGGTGGCAATGGCCATCATCAGCGACGTTTTACCCATGGACGGACGTGCGGCCAAAATCGCCAGCTCGCCCCGCTGCAGCCCGCCGGTCCAGTAGTCCAGCATGCGCAGGCCGGTGGGCGTGCCGCTGATGCCGACACGACCGCGCATGGACTCCACTTGTTCGACGGTGGCGTGCATGAGCTCGCGGACCGGCGAGGCTTGCGCCTCCTTGTTGCGGGAGGTGATGGCCAGTAGTTTGCTCTGCACCTCGCCTATGACCTCTCCGGCGTTGGCTGACTGGTTGGCAAACTCCCGGGCAGCATTGACCGCGACCAGATACCCGCCGCGCAGCAGGGCCGCGTCCCGAACGCCCCAGACCGCGCCCTCCACTTGCGCGATGCTCACCACGCTGTTGGCGCAGCGCTCGAGGTAGGCCGGGCCGCCCACCTTCTCGAGGTTGCCGTCGGCGCGCAGCCGGTCGGTGATGGTGAATATACCCACCGGCGCACCGGCTGAGGCCACGTCACGGGCGGCGGCGAAGATAATGCGGTTGGCCGCTGAGTAAAAATCCTCGGGCACCAGCTCGGAGAGCAGCATGTCCGGAGAATAGCTCTCCAACAGGCAGCCGATGGCGCAAGTCTCGGCGTAATCGTTATGGGGTAGCTGTTGTGCTTGCATAGTTCGGATCCCAGTCGTCGGGTACGGGTGCATATTTGCGCGCTCTGGGCGTGCTGTTATTTTTGGCTGTCAAATACTCAGTGATGTGCTCAGCATAATCGAAGCCGTTGAGCAGCCAGTCATACCGCTTGATGCTCTCCGGCGCGGGCGAACGGGCCAAATTATTGGCCGCAGCCAGAATATTGGCGAAGCCGCCAACCTCGGCGTTGTGCATGGCGCTGGCCAGCACCTTGAGGCGCTTGGAGGTGGGCTTGAGGTCGGGCTCGTTGAGGGTAGCGGCTATCTGCGAGAATGGCTTGATGTAGGCTTGCTGGTGAACGGTGAGCGGGCGGGCGGGCGCGGATGCGCCGTCTGTGTCTGCTTCTCCCTCTGTATCTGTATCTGTATCTGTATGGTTAGACGTCCGTTCAACGTCAGTTATAACGTCCGTTACTCGCTTGTCGCCCCACCGTTTAGCGGCCGATGCACGCCCGGCGCTGGCTGCTTGTTCGCTCTTGTCGGCCACATATTGCAGATCCCGGTCAATGCGCTTGTGGTGCAAGAGGCCGTCGCGCTCGGTAAAAAACTCAATGATGGCGGGCTTTACTTCCAGCCATTCGTCAAGGCTGAGGTGGGCGATGCGGGCAACTTTGTCGTCGGCGGCGGGTAGCGGTCCACCGCGCTGCCAGTAGTTCATTATAAGCAGCAGATAGGCGCCGTGTTCAAGCGTCGATAGGTGCGAGGTGTCAGCCAGATAGTCGGCAACATAAAGCTGCATGTACGGTAAAGCTGCCATATCATTCCAGTCCAGTTTAGAAGTCCAGGCCGTCGCAGTTGCTCAACTCAGATGCCAGCCCCACGGCCACCCATCACAATATTATTGTCTCAAGTCAATTACTTTTGCGGCATACTTTGTCGCTTCGTTGAATGATAGATAAAACTTTTTTATTGTCGGCATTGTATACTCTTCATATTTTCCGGATTTGTGTAGATATTGTAGATAGTTCTTTGGGAATATAAAGAGAATCTGATAGTTGCCTTGAATATAAAGCCACGTATTGTCGTCGCGATAAATTCCGCTCTTAGTGTAGCTTGGTAAGTCGGCCCTTGATTTTTCGGCAATTTCAATACTTAACCGTCCGGTGTCTGTGCACCGGCTATCGTATTTTATTTCAAACCCTTGCAGGTTTTCTCCGACCGTGTATTGGAATTTCTTCGATACTAAGTTTTGCAAAATGATGCTCTGCTGTGCTAAAGTCTGAACGACAAAATCTTGGAACTCCATACCAGTCTCGAATGACCGCTTATCTTTGCAATCAGGATAGCTGATTGCCGAACCCATTCCACCCATCATGTCTCTCCCGCGCAAACAGCTCAATCCTTTTTCCGTATGGATATATAGTGTCGATTATTTCACGGAACTTTTCTGGTTTTTTGCTGTGCTCTGTTCGTTCTTCTCTTATCACGCTATCAAATAATTTTTGGACATCTGGCTGGCAAGATCCACGCACACATACCAATAAAAACTCGTGGCGCACGCTGTTGTAGTGCCCCATATTGTGCTTAACCTTATCCCAAACGAATGAAGCTTTATACTTGAATCCCCATGACCGGATAACTGCAAACGCATCTTCTAAAATTGGCGAAGTCACCCACAAAAAAAGTACTGCATTGTCATCAATAATTGATGGTATATCTAAGGCACACAGATCTTCAATATTCATTAACGGGTAATGGTCGGCCTGGGTGGTGAAATAATCCGGCATAGTGTTGCCGTATTTCCACGGCGGGTCAGCATAAATAACACGATATTTTTCAGTAGGAAGTTGAACGCTCTTATTTACATCTTCGCGCACAAGTTCGCGCTTGGCTTGCGGTATTGTTAGCTCGCCGGTCTTTACTTTTTCGATCAGATCTGGGCGGCGCTCTTGGATTGCTTTTGCATCTTGCACATAACGGTCGTTTGTACCGAATAATTCTGCGGCTATTTCGCGCGCTTTATCTTGAGGTTGTGGAAATATTTCCACAACCTCATCCATTTCCAGCGTAGTTGTTTCTGTGTCATGCGCCCAAGATCCAGACAATACCCTCTTGCGCTCGGCGGCCTCTTTTTCCAGCCACGGCAAAAAATCCAGCGCGCACGCCGCCCGCTGGCTGCTGGTCAGATGCCGCCGGTGCAAGTTCTTTGATATTACCCAAGCCGTCAAGCCCTTGCCATTCTGCTTCCACACCTCAAAGCGCGGCGCAACGCCCGCCTCTACGCAAGCGCGGTATCTGTTGCGGCCATCAATAATTTTGCCATCGTGGGTAATGATAGGATCAAGCAGGCCATTGGTGCGGATATCTTCGACCAGGGCGGTAAACTCGGGGCCATCCATCAGTGGGAATATATTGGCTATTTCGTGGAACTCCATCACAGCACCTCACCACAAATAAAAAGGCCACGTTCAAGAATGTCTACTGCACAGCGCGTGCAATCGGGGACGTCGCCGTCACCCAATTCTCGGAACGTGGCCTTGATTAGGCAATATGTAAAGACAGCAATGCGCTGCACAGTAGACGTGGTAAATATACTAAATGCGTGTGCCATTGTCAACACCTTTCTCCAATTATTTTTTGCTGCGGGTCCGGGTGTCGCGCCCGGCGCGGCTGAATGAGGCCGCGTGCGCCGGCATCCCGCATGCGCCTCTACATCCAATCCCACTTGCGGCCTTTGCGGAACTTGGCCTCCATGCCGGTAAACGTTCCGCGCAGCTGCCCGTCGCGGAAGAATGACATATACGCCTCCCAGCCGACATAGCCGCCCATGCGGTTCTTGGCGTTCAGGTAGAACGCGACGCCATAGCCCGCATAGAGCTTGCCGTCGGTGGCCTTGTACCATACCGGCCCGGCCAGTCCCTCGGCGGGCGTGCCGCACTTGAACATGGCGCTTGCCGGGTCGTAGAGCTGCAGCTCGAAGTGGCTGCGTAGCTGCGAGACGGTGGCGGCCGAGTCCGGCGGCGCGGTGTCCGGGGCCAGTGCGCGGAGTTCATCGACATTCGGCGGCGGCGGCATACATCCGGCAGCGGCCAGCAGCAGGGCGAGAATCAGTAAACGCTTCATTGTGCATCCTCCTGTAAGTATGACTAAATCGTACTTGTTGGCGCAAACACCCGGCGGCCGGCATGAGGCGGGCGGCCGTTTACCAGCCGCCGGGGCGCTGTGAGGGTCAATTTGATTCATACATACTAATCGCGCTCTTCAACCTTCATTCTGACTTCGACGTAGAGACTTGTTCCAACAGCATTAACCATGGAATCGGCCATTCTGTCGGCAAAAGTGTTCTCGTCGCGCAATCTCTTCATGACTGCAGCCCGAATTTCTTCGCGTTTCTCGGCAAGATATTCTCTGAGTACAACTGACGCCAATTCACGGATCATGGCCTCTGTCATTTCCTGAAGCATGGTTTTGTTGCTATATGAATTTGCTTTAGCTTGCAACATAGCATTGATGGTATTGTCCAGAATATTCGGAGAATTGGATAAAGTCGCCACAATCTGTGCCCTGACAATATCACTTATTAAAGCATCGGGAACTTTTACTGTTGCATCCATATTGATTCCTCCTGTTAGTTCAGTTCGTACTCTGCAACGTCAATCTCATTCGGCATGGCAATATAGCATTGGTGCTCGACCGCCGCCCATGCCCGCACTTCCTCGTGCAGCCTCTCTGCCTCGGCGGTCGTCAGATCGTTGTAGCTCTTGCGGCGCTCAAGTCCGCGCTCGTCGACGTAGCGCGTGAAGTGGTACATGACCGCCTCATGGCACTCGTCCTTGGTCATGCCGAACTGCTCGGCGAGTGTGGCGATCACGCAACCAAACCAATATCGTCTTTGCGGCGTGGATGACGCCTTGGTGATTTTACGGACGATCTCCCGTCCGCAGTGCGGGCAGCGCATCACGACACCCGCAGGTATGTCTTGCGTTCAATGTGCGCCACCCGCCCGGCAACTTCGTCGCCGGCAAGTATGGCAGCCTTGATCGCTTTTTTGTCCGGCGTGCGGCTGACCTTAATGGTGCAAAGTTCATCGGGCAGCTTGTCGGCTTCAACGTCAACGGCAACACTCTCGGACTCGCATACGGCCAGCTTGACGGGCACACCGTTGAGCACGCCCTCCAGCCGGTTTATGCGCATGCCGATCATATTGGCAATGGCGGCGGACTTCCACCGCTCGGCCTCCTTCTGCAGACTCGCCTTGCGGCGGGAGAGCTTGGCGATCCATTCGTCCAGATCCTCCTCGCCGCGCTCGATCATCCGCAGCGCCACCGCGACGTTGGCCGCAGAGCCAGCCAGCCGCGCGACGATCTCGTCGTGACGGGCCTCCAGCTCCGGGGTGAGCACGCCATCGGCTTCCTCGATCTCGGCCATCAGCGCGTTGTAGTCGGCCCCCAAGTCGAAAAGTGCATGCGGGTTCATGTTTTCCTCTTTATGTTTGAATAATCAGCGAGCACCCTGAATATTTCCCTTGTATAGTATACATCACCGCCTGCATCATGGAACGTCTTGTCGGCATCGATCTTGAACTCTTCAACAATAAATTTGACGTTGAATTTTAGGCCAACAACCCTTGAGTCAAGCGCCTCAATGCAGTAGTCAAAATGAGATTGGCCAGGCTTTGCTATTTTACCAAGCCGAAGCCCTTTATACATTCCGGCGGTATCGATGTACTTTGATCTATCAGGCGGCTGTAGGCCATAAAGTCCACATTGTTTCTCAAAGATCGGAACATCGAAGCGCAGACCGTTGTGTACTATGATCCGCTCAAACGCTTGGAAGTAAGCCAATAACTCAGCCGCCGCATTTTCAGGGCTTATGCCATCCATGCGTATCTGATCGGTAGTGATTCCGTGAATGGCTGTTGCGCTCTCAGGAATATCGACGGCCTGATTGATCAGTTTTGTTATTGGTTTTTCCCACGAATCGGCAAGCAATCCGTATTGAATCGGCAGATCAGACTCAATATTGATGCCAGTGGTTTCGTAGTCAAATATGATGTATCTCATAGTCCACTCTTTTCAAATTCAGCTTCCACCTGCGCCGGCGCGGGTTCGTCGATGGCCGCGCTCTCGCCAGCCATGCCCAGCTTGTCGGCCACTTCGTGCGCTTTCTGCACGTCCACCTTGGCGCGGGCAATATCAAGCATGAACTGCTTGCGCTGCTCGGCGGTCAGCTCGCTCGTCTTTTCGACGCCATAGTTGCCGAGGATGGAGGTCAAGATGTCGGTGGTGGCGTGCTGCGTGAACCATTCCCACTCGCGCTTGACGGCGGCCTTGAACTCCTCCAGCGCCTTGTCTGTGCCATTACCGGCGGGCTTTGGCGCCTGTCGCTGCGCTTGTGCCTCCGGCGCGGTGCGAGCGTCCGGGTCGTCCATGTCGTCGGTGGCGACGCAGAACATCTGCAACAGGCTGTACTTGTGCGCGACGGCCAGTGCTTTATTGGTGGCCTTGTCGCCGTTGTCCAGCCCCTCGCCATAGATAACAGACTCAACGCTTGATCCATCGGCGGCGTAGTAGGTGTAGCGCACCTTGATCACCACGTGCTTCCATGCGGCGCCGCTCTTGGTGAGGTGCTCGTTCTGCACGCGCTCCAGGATGTCCGGCGCGGTGAATACGCCGTGCTTGGCGAACAGTGGATGAATGGCGTTGTAAACGTCATCGATGCCGCGATACTTGAAGCCCTGCTCTTTGTTGTTTTTGCTTTTTTCGATAGCGCCGAGGTCGGCGATGATGGCCGCGATTTTGGAATAGATCAGCGGCGCGGAGGTGGTGGGAGTCTCAGGCACGGCGGCCCTCCCGGCGCATCTGCGCCCTGGTGGTGGAGAGGATGGGGTAGCCGGTTCGATCTTCGAGGTTGTGCAGGTACTCGGTGACGATCAACATCTCCTCCTGAAACGAGAGCTCGAGATCAGCCCAGACTTCGGGCATGCTGTGCGCTTCGCGGCACGCGCGGCGGTGGGCGCGGATGTTATCGAGCAGGCACTGGCGATGCACTGCTGCTAATTCTTCGTGTGACATTACTAATCCTCCTTGACTTTTGGCGTGAAATGTGCTATATTACGGTTGTGCTAATTCTCCTGTGGCGCTACTACTGGCGGTGGTAGCGCCATTTTTATTCCCAGTCGTCGCCGGGTTCGTCCGGCTCCGGCTCGTCGAACTTGTGATTCCACTCCTCCCAATCATCGCTGCCGTAGTCTGGCGCGCCGGTCACAATCAGCGTGCCGGGAATCTTGGTAATAATTACTTCGCCCATATCGCCTCCTGCCATGCCCACAGTGCAAAGCCCACGGCTCCGGCGGCCAACATCAAGCCGATAAATTGCAGCAAGTCTACAATGGTGCCCTTGATCTGGGCCAGCGCCCGCTCTTTGCCTGCGCGCACCCATGCATCCGATGCTCCGCGCTTGGCGCAGCGGCTGTACAGCCAATATTGATACAGTGCGCTCATGCCGTCACCTCCTCGACATTGCCGACCAGTTCGGCGGGTTCACAGTTCAGCACGTCGGCCAGCCGCGCCAGAACATCGGGCGGGATGCGCAGGCCGTTTGAATACAGCGACAACATGGTATCGCTCAGGCCGCACTTGCGCGCGATGACGCCCTGCCTTTCGCCGCATGCCTTGAGTTTGGATTTAAGATTTGTCACTTTGCGCCTCCTTGTTATGTCCTCTTAAACATAACGATACTTTTTTAAAAAGTCAAGAGATATTTTAAAATATAATAAAATAAATCATGCTCAATAGACGGCCCCGCACATGGGGCCGTTTTTATTGTGCAGAATGAGCAGAATGATCAATAACGTGGGAAGATGGATGGAAATAATTCACTTTTTGCTTGCTATTTTAAAATAAAATTTGCATATTAATATTGCCAGCGGCGCAAGCCGTAACGGCACACACACACATCCAAACCGTACCGCAACTTGCCTTGTGCAAGGCAAGCATACCGCAGGGGCGGTCATCCGCTGGCCGCCCCTTTCCACCCTTTTCACATACTGCCTTTTCTGTTGCCGGTCAAACAGAGCTTCTTACAAGTCAAACAGTCTTTTTCTGTTTTTGATTAAACAGACCATTAATTGCATGGGAGGCAATATGATGCCCGGTATGTGTCGCGGCAGCTCTAAGAATTTTAGCTATGAAATCAAACTTCCATTTGAAAGCGATTTTGATTATCGCAATCAGCTTCTTTCAATTGTCTTTGTGATGTACGCAGAGGCAGTTTACGGTATGATTAAAAAGTTGCCAGACGAGGATGGCCTTGATCCATACTTTCAGGTCGGAGAACTTTGGAAGTCAGATGACAAACAATTTGAAATCTTTCAGCATTACATCTTGCCTAAACTGGAAAAAAAGATAAGAAAACTTGTCAACAATGAAGTAACCAAGTATTTTTAATGGCAATAAAAAAGGCGGCCTATTCGACCGCCTTGCCCCGCACACCGCGCGGGGAGTCCGCCAGGAGGAGGGCGGGTTATTCGACCGGCTTCAACACACCGGTGGCGTTGATCAGCGGCTGCCAGACCAGGTGGAACGCGATCTGCGCAAACGCATACCAGTAGACCAGGAACGTCACGTCGATCTGCCAGCCGTAGCCGCCCATATACATGGCAGCCACGCCGGTCACGCCGGAGAGGACGAGGGCGACCAGATAGCGCGGCAACTTGCCGGGCACATATCGGGTCACGAGCTGAATCACGATGGGCGCCAGAAATCCCAGCAGGGACAACAGGCCGCCCGGTAGTTCGGTAGGCATAGGATTATCCTCCTATTAGTGTACAGTTCCCGCACACCAGCCGGGCGGGGTCGGCTTTTACTTCGTCTTGCTATAATCTCTGGCCTTGTTCTTGCCGGTCTCCACTCTCCACGCCGCCTTACGCTTGGCGGCTTTGTCCAGCGGCTTCCCGTTCTTCTTCCATGTCAGACCGTCAGCCATATCCTTGTCCACCGCCTTGCGCAGCTCCTTGGCTACCTTGCGCGCCTCCCATGCCAAGTACGTATTCAGCGGGCGCACGGTCTGGCCTTTCGGCAGGATACCGTCCGGCCCTATCATCACCTTCTTCTTGGTAGGGCTGTGGCGCGAGAGCAGCACCACCGTATTCTCACGGGCCAGCGGTGTAGCCCCGTCCGGCGCAGGAGTTGGGTCAAAGACATGGATGACCTTGTCGCCCAAGTCGGGCAATTCAAATGAGCTATCGGTCGCAGCGGGATAGGTGTAGCTCACATGCACGGCCAGCTCGCCCTCGGCGTGGTTGGTCATCGCGGCCTCGTAGAACGCTATCAGCGCAGCATCAGCCGCCTTATTGAGCGGCTGCGCGTCCGAGTAATTCCACCGGCTATATTGCGCGGTGGCGAGTACCGGCAGAAGCAGCAGGAGAATGAGCCGCTTCATCGTCAGCCTCCCACCTGAGATGCGCGTACCGTGCAGACCCATCTGATTGTATTGGCCGTCTTACCTGCGCATATAATATTTAGACGCTCATTAGTATCATCAGCAGACATAGTAACCGTCAAACCGGCCAAGTCTGCGTGTTCATACTTTTCGGTCACGGATTGCCAGACCAGCGTAGTATTATTGGAGTCATCTCTGGTAATCATCCCCTCAAGTTCATAGCATGCGCCCTTATTGTCATCCGCGCCTGTCACCACCCAAGCGACAAGCATGGCCTTAAAATACATGGCGCTATTAGCAGATATTGTAAAATACTCCGCAACTTCCGAGCCGTCTAAATGCAATGTATCTGATTGGCTTGACTGCGTGGTATCACGCAGCACGACCTCAAATAGTTGCGCGTCTCCATTGGCTGCGAACCGCCCTGCAGCATGTGCTCTACTGCCGTACAAATTGGCGTTGGAGTAAGACCCGCTGGCGGTGGAGCCATATCCGCTGGCGGTGGAGTAATACCCGCTGGCGGTGGAGCCAGTTCCGCTGGCGGTGGAGTAAGCCCCGCTGGCGGTGCAGCCAAATCCGCTGGCGGTGGAGGAATACCCGCTGGCGGTGGAGGAAGCCCCGCTGGCGGTGGAGGAATATCCGCTGACGGTGGAGGAAGCCCCGCTGGCGACCTGCGTAGGCGCTGTGCGCAATATCTGCAAATCCGTTGCACCAACGCCACGTGCATTTCCGCCAACTGATTGTATGCCGGTGTGATACAGGATGCCACCCTTGACATAGGCCGCATTTTCCACGTACTTCATGCTGACATTATCAAGCGCCCCGTCAAATGCGCTTGTCGGCGTAAATGATAGTGATACATTAGAAGCCGAGGCATTAATAACAATAGTATACGTACCATTGGCTGATATCGCCGTAGCGGTGTATGTGCCGAGTTTGGGCGTGAGTGTACCGGTAGTCATACCGCTTACGGTAAACGTTAGCTCATATGGATATGCAGCCAATATGCTTGATGCAGTAAAGTTAGTATATGCCAGCGTTGCCGCTGTCGTGCTACCTGCCGTGTGCAATAGCGTGCCGCCTGATACCGCCCAATTCGTTCCCGTCCAATTGCCTGCACCACTAAAATCGCGGTCAACGGCGTTGGTAATAAGCTCAGTCTGATACTGCTTGACATTTAGCAGCGTGGCGGTGGCGGTGCCTTCGGCGTTAAGCGCAGGAGCCGTGACAACTCCAGCCGTACTTATAGTCGCCGTCGCGCCGGTCGCGCCAAAAATGGCCGCACCCTTTTGCCTTAGCCCGCCTTCGTTGCGGATGCCGCCCGCTGCGATGCGGAGCGATTCGGAGGCGGTGGTGACCATATTCAGCTCGCCGTCAAGCGTGGTAATGCCGGTCACGTGCAGAGCGCCGAACTTGCCGCTATCGGCCTCAATGGACTTGCCGCCCTTGGGCTTGATTGCGTGGACATGCGAGCCAGCCGTCCAGTCGGTGGAGTCGGCGATGATGGGCAGCAGCGTAGAGAGGTCAAGCGAGCTGCCGCCATGCCCGAACGCGCCGGACTGCGCGAGAGCGAGCGCCGGCAGGAGAAGTACAAACAAAACGAGCTTTTTCATGGTCACTCCTTGATGTTGGATATGGCTACCCCGGCCAGAATCCCCGCGCCGAGGGTCAGATATGCGTTGTCGTACCACTTACGCTTTACTTCGATGTATTTGGTGACGGTGACAGTCGGCAGCGGCGCCGGGTCAAAGTCGATGTCGAACCAGTCGGCCGGCGGCATATAGTACGAGACGCCCAGCCGCCCGTAGCGCACGCCGCCGGATTCAAGCACCGCGTCGGTGTGCGCGACCTCCAGACCAGTGTAGACCGTATCATGCACAGCGATAACCAAGTCCTGCCAGACCGTATCATGCACGGCGGGTAAGTGCTGGAGCACCACCCGATCGACCTCGACGTAGAGCGTATCTACTTGAGTGCGCGGCACATCGACAAAGACGGTCGATACTTTTTTGAGCGAGTAGCCCGCGCCGAATGCCGCAGCGATGGCGGCGATCATCAGCGAGTAGAATATCTTGCTTGACTTCATAACTCGATCCAGTTCCAGAATCTGCGCCACAGTTTGCGCGGGCGCGGTTCGTCCATATACTCTATGCGCGGGCCATATTGAAGTATCCCCCTCGGCCAGCGGTAGCCCAGCACCAGCGAAGTCTTGTATAGCTGCTCATTGACCGAGTTGGACTGGTTGCCGCCGAGCACCTGCACAAAACCGCCATGCACGCCGGTGACAAAGCCAACGTGACCTTGCCACGCCTCGGTGCCACGCTTGAGCACCACTACCGCGCCGATGCGCGGCTCGGAGATGGTCTCTCCCCACTTGAGCCACGAGCGGGCGGCCGCCGAGTCAGTGCCGGTGTATCCTGCCTGCCGCACTACCCAGTTGACGAATGCCGAGCACCAGCTGATATCATCGCTCAGGCGGCCAAGTCCCTCCAGGTCGACCGTCTGCAAATACTCCAGAATGCGGTCGGTCGAG